CCTACTCTTGTTGGGTTGAGAAAACCCACCACCGTCACGGTCGCTCGTTAGAGCAACCGGTCTGGAAAGCCCTTAGTTAACACCAAGGGCCGAGATCGTACCACTGTGCTACAAGACTCCTTTTTAAAGAGAGTCGAGTTCGGCCTCGCGATGTTACAGTATTCCGTAACATCATGACCGACGAAACCCAGAGTCGAGCAAATAAAAGCCCGACGCCGTCAACTGAAAGCTTCACGCTTTCTTCCACCACGTTCTGAACAAGGTGTCCTTCGACCCCATGCTTAGCGCGTGTAGGGTGAGCTTCATCAAAATTAGCAATGAAGCCACCATCCCCTAAAGTTTCGGGTATCCTGAAGCGAAATTCCTTCGGGACACTCTTAACAAGGGAATCGAACAGTGCTTGGAAACGAAAGTCACAGCCATATGAATTACGGCGGTGACCGAGCCTCCGAACAGCGTTCGCTAGCCGGTAAACGGCAGGAACTGTTGACAATTTACCTTTAAGGTAAACTGGTTTAACGTCGATCCCTCTATAGTAGTGTGCTCCGCAGCTTTCACGGAATACTGAGTCAAAGTGACTCTTCTTCCGGTTTATACGAAAGCCGTAGAACTCACACATCATAGAGAACGAGTCAACGATGTCCATAGGAATAATTACGTCATCCCCATAGACAGAAACATCAACCGAAGAGATCCTCTTCTTATCGCAACAGCATAACGCTATCGCGAAGAATATGAGACTCTGAAGTTGGAAAGTGAAACCATTCCCCATACTGGAGAATTTGTTCCACCTTACTTGTTTCCCGTTGATCAGACCGAAGTGGGATCGCATGTTATTTAATAGATCAAGCCAATTATGGCCGGGCCTAGTCGGATCTCCGCTTGGAAGCAGAGACTCGACAACATACGTCGCAATCGAATCACTTGCCGAGGAAAAATCAATAGTTGCCAAGCTCACGTCGTTAGACGCTCGCTTAGCAAGGAACTGATTTCTACCCTGGTCAGTTAAGTCGATGCCCCACCGAAGGAGACGCCTACCGATCATTGCGCCGACAGCTTTCTGAAACCAGAGATTTAACCCTGGCTCGATAGCTATCACGCGATCAGTAGTAGCGTCCTTAGGCACAGTAACGACCTTATTACCCACTTCAAAATGGGGGAAACCCATCTCGTCGAGGTGAAAGCGCCATGGAGGATAGAATTCCAACATAGCGTCTACACGGGCGGTAACAAGGAAGTGATACAAATCACGAGTTATTCCAATCTCAGACTGGAATTTATTAGCAGAACTAGCGTTCCTACCCGAAATTCGGGTAGTGGCGCCAGGGCCCCAATTGGCACAATCTGCAAGTTCCTCGGGGTCGTAACTACCAAGTATCCTCGAAATTTTTTGTATAGTTGCACTATGCAACCACACAGCGTCGCCCGAAAATAAAGGGTCTCGCTCGAGGGCCTGGAAACGACGATTTGTCTGCTTACAAAGGAGTTCAAAGGATTCGAACTTCCTCATCGCGACATCCTTCAAGTCGGAGCATAGCGATAAATCACTATACTTCGACAAGAATTTGTTGCCGCGTAAGCATCTCGTAAATCGCCTACAGAATTGTAAGCGAATGGATCGAACTGCAGCTCAGCAAGCTGTTGATGCTCTCCCTCACGGAAAAGCATCCACACTGCCAGGCTGCGGGGACAATCCAACGATTCGAGAAACGAGCAAATAGCACCGGCTGTAACAGCCGGGTCAACTCGAAAATTCCAAATTCTTTTGCAGACTTTGGAACCACCTTCATAATGAAACATGGTTCTCTCCAGATAATGAAAACGAAACCGAACGTACCCTTAGAAGGGCGGCGTGAAGTTTTCAATCGCATCCTGCATGAGCGAAGCGGTGTTTACACCGTTCGCGCCCGCGCTGTCTGCGATCGCTGAGTGCATCAGACTCTGAAGTTGAGCAAAGAAAAGCTCTCGTTCAGCGGCTGTGCTGCGCTCAGGTAACATGATCTCCAACACAGCGGAACACGTGTACGCCAACGTCGGACGGGGTTCAATTCCCGTTGCCGTCGACGGACTCGTAGTTTCGAGCGTCGGAATGGAGAGTTTTCCAGTCACCTTGTAAATACGGCTCGCTTTTGAAGGCGGACGTACGGACAAAGTGAAGGATGGATAGCCGATGGCGATTCCGCCAGATCGGTCTACCCAACGAGCGACACCGGGCTGGGGAAAGCCTTCCGGGGCGTACGTTGCCTGGGTCAAAGCACCAGCACTACCCGTTCGGGCAGTGGCAAGCACGTCTGATACCAGGATGATGTTGTCGATGTTTGACATCGTAATTACTCCTAGGCAGCTGATATAAATACCAGCAAGGTGTAAGCGCAGTCTCACGCTGAAGATCATGGATGATATGCAACCCGGATTTCCGGGGAAAAGCACGTCATTTGCGACCAAACGCTGAACGGACCAACGCGAGTAGATTAAGAGTATGCGTCACAGAGAAAGGGTTTTTGAGATTCGGGATATCTTGAACCGGGAAGCTTGTAAGCTTCGTACGTTTCATGATAATCGTTTCTCTAGAACACCGACCCTGTAACGTTATCCTAACCTGCTGTGGCGTCGTTCCTTTAAGTCCGGCGAAGTCAGCATGCGCTAAAAGGCGTTCTCGAAAAAAGTCAGTGCGGCTACCATCCAAAAATTGGAACCCATCGAAAGAGGAATAACTCTCAAGATAGGGACCGATCGGAAGCAGCCAATCAGCGACGAATGAGAACGGAATCAACTCCCATGCAAGACTAATGGGGTTGTTAAAACCAAGCTGGGCACGGAAGGCTTTCTCGGCGTCGGTCAATTTGTACCTTAACACGAGACGACACCTGCTTCTGCGTTCGAAATCAAAGCTTCCAGCTTTGAAAGGAGAAACAGTTGCAAGTGAGATCCCGATTGGGGCCATAATTGACGTTGAGCTAAGTTGCACTACCGAACCTGAGCCACGAACCGTCATAACAGCGGTACTTGCGGCGACGCGTCTCGCGTTTGCCTCAATAACGCCCTCAATATCTTTAAGAAGGGGTTTCCAGCCATATTGAAACGCCAGCCAGTTGTTGGCTAACGATAAGGAATAACTGGGCTTCTTACCTTTGAGATACTGAGGAGGGCGATCCCCGAATAGGGCCTGCTCGGCTTTCCTAAACTGAAACTTGCGAACAGCATTAACAGCACGAAAGATCCGAAGGGCGTTTCCGCCAATAAGATCACGCGTTTGTTTATACTGTAACAAGTCCTCAGCGATGTTATTCACATCAAGGTTAGCTTTGTCGACCAACTTCGAGAACGCTTTGTTATACGCAGACGTATTAAATGCGCCTGCTGACGGAAGAGAAACAAAACGAGTCCCAAACGCTCCAATTTTCAGAAGAACAGTCGAAGACGACTGCGCCTCAATCTTTTGGAACGCTAAGGAGTTTTCGGTTTTCTTAACAGTAAGATCATACGGATTAACCGGATAATCTTGCTTCCGAAGCCTAAAAAAGTTTGGCGTCTTAACACCCGTGACCGTGCGGCTGTAACTTTCTAACAACGACGTCCCTTCGGACGTAATTGTCGGATTGTTACGATATTCGCCCCATGGCCACGAAGTTTTAAGTAACGTCGGGCTCTCTCTGAGCTTCGAAGACTGTCGAGTACCGCTCTTTTTGTTTCCGATCGACCGAGCTTTCGCTCGATAACGATCCGCGGATTGCCGTATAAAACCGGACATCCGAGTGGAGCCAGGATCGTTGAACGGGACAAAAGCTGTAGAGCGAGATTTTAAAGGTCTCTGCTTGTTCAGCTTCGGGTCGTCCATCGGTATCCTTACGAAGATATCATCCCGATCAGGGTAGAAGATATGAGTCACGGAGCCGTCGAGAGACGGTTTTCGTACACTCCTCCATACCATGGGGAAAGATACCTCTGTTCTACTGATACCATTAGCAGACACAGAACTGACAACCAAGGTGACCAAAATCCGACTAGCGCCGGGTGGGACAATGATGACTTTTCGACGGAGGATGGGTTCATAAATCCCAACCTCCGGAAGATTAGTCGAACTTGTCCCATTCCAGCGAAATAAGATCCCAGCTCGCCTTGGATCAGGAACTATCTGCGATAGCGGTACAGTGCGGTTGATTAATTCCGCCCACTTTATCTCTCCGAAGGTTGGCATCAAGGGCCTCCTATTGATTTAAGGAAAATCAATAAGAGGAGAATCAAGATGTCTTCTCCGTAGTTCGAGTAGAATAATGCCAAGAAGAGAGCAGATGAACAAAGAAGAAATACTGATAAGGCTATCATCCCACGGCGAGTTGCAAAAATTTGCAACAAACCGCAAGGGATGAATCGGCCTTTATCGTCTTCCTTCTTTTCCATGTTGCTATCCTCTCGGTTAAATTCATACTCAATAAACACTCCCATGTACGTTTACAGCTAGATGGCGAGCCGCCTGCAAAGGTCGGACGCCCAAGCCGCCGAGACGCCACTATTCCATTCGCCTGTCGAACTTGCACAACCATTCACTTCGGTAACGGTAAAAAGTAATACCGTTCCAAAGTTAAGGTCGACGTAAGCAAAAACAGGCTGTGGAGTGATGACGAACTTAGTGTCTTGCTCACGTGCAAAATAATTCTGCACAGAATCTAGCCATTTAGAGAATCGCATAAAGACACGACGCTCCGCGAGTGTGAAATCGGTTAGACCAGTAGTACTAAGGTCCATTCGATCGGCACACCCAAGGTGGAAGCACAAGATATCCCGGAGGTCGTCACGTAAAGTGACGATCCCGAGACCTTCCTGTACCTCAACCCTGACGACATGGTTACCATGTACTGCTGAAGCGAAGTGTTTCATTTGATTCTCCTAGTAAACGGACACGGG